CGCTCCGTCAGGAGCAATAGGTCGCCGATTGCGCCGGAGCGGATAAGGAGGATGGAGCGCGGCAGGGAAACGCGGTCGCCCACCTCGCCTTCAGCAGTGAATCGCATTCCGCGCCTGTCTCCATAGAAACTCCACGGCGTAATCTTCACCGTCCCCCTCTCCGCCATCAGCGCGAACTCAAAAGCGTTCTGGTCCTGACACAGCCATTCGCCGGGCTGCAAAATTCCGTCGCGGTGGCGGATGGGGGTGGAGTTGGTGACGATGTGCATTATTGAAAAATGAGTTCGACGCCGTGGGCGCGGAGTAGTGCGATTACAGCGGCACGAGGGAGTGAATCGTCGAACCAGTATTGCGTCACCATATCATCACCCCATGCCATGACCTCCCATTGTTTTCCTGTTTCAAGGCTTCTACGGACGGCGGTGACGCTCTTTTCTAACCACGGCAGTACGGCGTCTGCGGAGGCAACGAAATTGGGCATCTGGGTACCACGGTCCTGATTGTCCCTAAACCATAATTCTTCTCCGGCTTTCTCCCAGTGTTCGCGATAACCGTAATGAGGATTTTCAGGATCGGTTAACGCCGGAACGTGCGTGCGTCCGCAAACGGACACCGCAAAGGCTGCGTTCAGTTCATCGTCCGTTGGGTTGACCAGCTTCATCTGAGCCCACTTTGGGTCCGAGTTCTTCGCACTTGTCAACGCCCTTTTTGGGCTCGATGCTCCCGCAGTGCCCGAAGTAGCCGAAAAACCAGCGCCGAAGAAGGCGGTCAAAAAGAACATCAAGTACGGGATCGACTGGGGTGAAGGCCCGACCGTCAATGACCTCTCCATCGAACTCGCGTGCTACCGCGAGCGAATCAAGACCGGCAAGACGCGCGAATATCATCTGCGCAAAGCCTTCGAGATCGTGTGGCCGAAGTTCCAGTGGAACCAGTGGTGCGAAATGATGATTTGGGCGTGGTGTAATTACCGCATCGTTTGTGTCATCGGCCATTCGCGCGCCTCGAAGACCTACTTCTTCGCTCACCTAGCACTCCTCGACTACCTCTGCTCGCCGCACAACACGGCGACCACGATGACGACGACGAAGTTCGACGCGCTAAAGACCCGCATGTGGGGCGACATGATGCGCGCCATCGAGTCCATCGACCATCCGGCGCTGCAGGGCGTCATCCAGAACCTTTTCAAGATCACGAACACGTCGAACGAAATGAAGTTCGCCTCCGCCACGGCGAGCCACGGCGATGACAAGTTTATGATTCAAGGCGTCGCGACCGACTCGGCCGACAAGACAGCCGGCAAGATTCGTGGTCAGCATGCCGACCGTCGCAGAATTCTCGTGGACGAAGCTCAAGATGTCGCCTCGGGTATTTACTCAGCGTTCGCGAACGCCACATCCGCTCCCGACTTCGAGGGCGTTCTCCTCTCCAATCCCGTCGAGAAAATCTCCGACTTCGGCAACTGGTGCAAACCGAAGGGCGGCTGGGGAAGCGTTCACGACACGGACCTCGTGTGGGAAACCGAAACCCCTGGCGGAATTTGCCTCCACTTCGATGGCCTGCAGTCGCCGAACATCAAGGCGAACAAAACGATTCATCCATTCCTTCTCACGCAGGAGTACATCGACTTTATCCTGACCAAGTACGGCGATGGAAGCCTCGAATACTGGATGTACATTCGCGGCTTTTTCCCGCCGGACGGAACGGTGTCGCGCGTGTGGCCGTCTGCCACGATTGAGCGGAGCCAGAAAACCGATGAGTTCGATTTCCCGCCGCAGCCTGTGGCGAGTCTCGATCCCGCTTACGAGCATGACGACTGCGTGCTCACGCTTGGACTCCTCGGCCGCCTGCGCAATGGCCGTCCCTGCATTCGCTCCACGAAGCAGCACAAGATCAAGACGAAGGAAGGTCCGAATGAGCCACTGAAGGATCGTCAGATTGCGGACCAAGTGAAACGTCTCTGCGTCGAGGCGGGGGTTCCGCCGGAGAACTACATTCAGGATACCACCGGCAACGGTCGCTCTGTCTATGCGCTGCTGCACGAGGGTTGGAGCACGAAGATTCACAAACTCGAATACGGCGGCGCTGCCACCGAACGTCCCCTGCGACTCAACGATTCGAAGTCAGCTGAAGAACAGGTGAAATACTTCGTATCCGAATTGTGGTTCCGCGCGTCCTACCTCGCCGCCGACGGAATGTTGTGCGGGTTGGCGAACTGCAGCCCGCTCACCACGGAAGACCTTTCGACGCGCCGGTACACCATCAAGCAAGACGGCGAGCGCAAGGTGATGATCGTCGAGTCGAAGGATGAAATGAAGAAGCGCCTCGGGCGTTCCCCTGACTATGGCGACTCCTATTGTCAGTTCGGAGAACTCATGGTGCGCAAGGGCCTGCTGGGCGAGCTGGCTAAGTCATCGCCGAAGCGCGGTCGCGAAAACTCAAAACGCCTTGCGCAAAAAGCATCGTCCCGATTCGATAACGAATTCTCCCATGGCGCTTCTTAAACACCCGCAAACCGCCCCTCCAGGCGGATTCAAGTACCGCCAAATTGAAACCGGCCTGCTGATCAGTGGAGACAGCCTGATCGACTTGGCGCAGCGCGTGCGGAGCCATCGCCAGTACAAGGGGCTGAAACCCGACGGGCTCGACGGCATCCTGCTCGAAGTGCAGCGCCAGATTTGCGCGCGACTCGACAAGGACTCCTGCGCCGAAGAGGAAAAGGACAACTGGGTTCCCATTCCCAGCCAGCCGCGCCGACTCACGCTCAACGACATGCTGGCCTTCAGCAAGGTCGCCATCGAGTTCATCAAAAACGGCGGCGCGATGGTGCCCAAAGAAGAGGCGCTTCGCCGTGCCAACATCTGCCGCGCCTGCCCGCTCAACCAGCCTGCGTCCGGCTGCAAATGCGGCACGTTCTACAGGATGCTCAATTCGGCGATCCCGGCCGACCGCAAGTTCGATGGCCTGAACGTCTGCCAAGCCTGCGCCTGTTCCTGCGTCGCCAAGGTCAACGTCCCGATGGAAGTCATCAAAGCCGACGACCGGAAAATCGCTTTCCCGCTCAACTGCTGGATGCACGACTAATCCATCCTTGCCTCCGCGCATCCGACCAATCATAGGCTATTTCCATGAAACCCATGAAGAAGGCGGCTTCCTCGTACAAGTCCGCGATCACGCCCGCTCCCGTAACTCCGTCGGCCACTCGTGATGTCATGGCCGGCCCTGTCTCGACTTTCGTTCCGCAATCCCCCGTCAACCTGCTCAAGCGTCCGGGCCTCGGCCTCGGCACGCGCATGGGCTAACCGCACCACTCCAATGCCCATCTCTCCCAATCAGGCTCACGGCGGAAACTCCCGCCCGCTCAAGGTCACGATGAAGCCCGGCTTCAAGACGAACATCGCCATGACCACCTGCGACTGCACGCCGAAGCAGGGTCGGAAAACGAAGGTGAAGACCTTCCCGACCAACGCGGCTCTCTCCGGCAACGGCGTCAACTAAGTGGCCAAGCGCGCACCAGCCAAGCCGACACCCCCGCCGGCTGCAAAGCAGAAGGTGCAGGCTGCCACGTCTGCCGGTGCCGCGTCATCCTTTCAGGATGTCGAGGATCAGCGCCGCGTGAAGGACGTGGCCTCGGCCCGGCAAATCTACAACAAGTTCGTCATCGATAACGCCCAGCGCAGCCAAACCTTCGCGATGGTGCGCAACCAGCTCGAAGGCGGCCGTCCGTTCGACCCGCAGCTGCTCAAGGATCAGGGTGCCAGCTGGCAGACGAACGTGAATTTCGGTGACGCGCAGGCATCGCGCGACCGCACGCTCCTTCCGTACTGGAAGATGGTGAACGACGTTCCGCACAAGGCGGCGTTCACGATTCGGGTCAACTCTCCGAAGGTGGACGAATATCAGGTCGCGATGGCCGAAGCCTATGACGACTATCTGGTGGATCGCGGTGCGGCCTACCAGATTGAGTTTATGAATTTCGCGTCGAACTTCGTGAACTTCGGGCCTGGCATCGTGCAGTGGCGCGACAAGATGGACCCGCGCTGGAGCTGCGTGAACGTGCAGCGCATCTATTTCCCGAAGAACGGCCGCATGAATCCCGACGAATGGGATGTCGTGGCTCTCGTGGCCGACATGTCTCCGTCGGAACTGTACATCAAGGTCAAGGACAAGGCTTCGAAGAAGCGCAGCGAGTACCAAGGCTGGAACATCAAGGCGGTCGAGAAAGCCATCGCCCAGTTCAAGGACGGTACGACATGGCCGAATCCCTACGACGCGACGCGCTGGCAGGACATGTACACGAACAACGATATTTACGTCACCTCGCAGTTCCAACCGCTCCAGCTGGTGTGGCTTTTCGTTCGCAAGTTCGACGGCTCAATCTCCGCGCAGGTCTTCACGCAGCAGGGCGGCATCGAGGAATTTCTTTTCGAGGACGAAAATTACGCGGAGAAGTTCCGTCAAATCCTCGGGCCGGTCTGGTACGATACGGGTTCGGACTCCATGATCCATTCGATCAAGGGATTCGGCGTGAAGAATTTCTATTTCTCGCTGCTCGTGAATCGCATGAAGTCCCGCTTTGTGGATGCGGGCACATTCAGCCTGGGCATCAATTTCCAGCGCGATCAGGAGAACGTTCCGGATGAAGCGCCGCCGATTGAGAACTACGGTCCGATGACCGTGTTCCCGACCGGCATGAAGCAGCTGTCGGTTTATCCGCAGATTCAGCAGGCCGCGTCGATGATCGGCTTGCTCGAAGGCAATCGCGACAAGAACAACTCCCTCTACCGCGACCAGCAGCAAAGCGACATCGCGGACACCGACACGGCGAAGCAGGCGGAAATTCTCGCCTCGATGCAGGCCGATGCCACGCAGGCATCCGCGTCCATTTTTCTTGCCCAGTACGGCGAGAACGTGATCGCCGAAGAAGTGCGCCGGCTGCGCACGCGCGGCAACACCTGCGAGGATGCCGTGAAGTGGGTGAAGCGCCTCAAAGCGGCCGGCGTGCCGGAGGAAATCATTTTTATCACCGAAGGAATCGACGTGATCGTGACGACTGGAGCGAACGCCGGCCTCGCTAGCCCCGCCATGCGCACGCAGGCGTTCAAGGAAGGCATGGCACTCAGCCAGCTTCCCGGCGTCAACGGCATGTGGTTCCTCAAGAATTTCCTCGCCAACCGCTACGGCTCCAACGCCGTCAAGCCGGGCAACGCGCTCATGCCGGAAGGCGCACAGTCGCAGCCTGCCCAGCGCCGCGAGGCCAAGATCGAGAACGCGAGCTTCGGTCAGGGCATGGAATTGCCTGTCGCCCCGGAAGACGCGCACTTCGAACACGTACAGGAGCATCTGGCCGTCGCCGTGCCGGTCGCGCAGAAGTACCGCGCCACGGGTCAGGTCAGTCCCGAGGAAGCCTCGGCGCTCATTATTACCCTTGAACACGCCGGCCAGCATATGCAGTATCTTTCTCAGGATGAAACCATGAAGGCCCAATTCCAGCAAGTGAACGGCCCGTTCCGTGAAGCCCAGTCAGTCGCTCGCGGAATTCTCATGCAATCTAACAAGCAGGGAAATCCCCAAGCTCGATCCTCCATCGCCGCACCCGCCGCTTAAACCATGTCGAAAGTTCAGCCTAAACCCGCTGCAATGGGCAAGCAGCCGAGAATGAAAAAATTCGAGGGGCCAAAGATGGCTGTCGAAGTTCCGCTCACAATTGAGGAGCGGACGGAGCTGAAGGAGATTTTCGAGAAGCCGGTTTTCAGGAAGGCGTTTTCGAATGCCAGGATGCGCAAGCCGAATGCTTTCCCTCCGGGATTATCCACGGCGCTGGGCGACAAGATCGCCGCCGTCCAACTCTGCCGCATCCAAGGCTGGGAGCTTTTCGAAGCGGCCCTTTTCCTGCAGACCCAAGACCCGAAGCAACGCCCCATTCAGGCGGAAGAAACCTTCCCTGACTCGGCCCGATAATTTATGAGCACCGAAACCATCGCCCCTCCGGCGGCCCCCGCCGCTCCTTCTCCTGCTGCTGCCGCGCCGGCCGCCGCTCCCAAAGCGCCGAATCCTTCTCCCAAGTCGGTTGTGCCCCCGGTGCGCCCGGCGGAGATGGCCATCAAGGAAAACATCAGCAAGGTCTGGGGTCCGGACCCGTCGAAGGCTCCGGCCGCCACGCCGGCCGCCGCCGAGCCCGCGACTGCAGCTGAACCGCCGGCCATCGCGCCGGCTCCCGAGGTGATCGAAAGCACGAAGAAGCCTGATCCCGCTCCGGCCGCTGCTCCCGTCGAGGTCCAGCATCCCGAGGACAAGCTCGCCGAACCGGCGACCGAAGCCGCGAAGGCCGGCTGGAAGGAGCTGAAGGCCATCGCCAAGACTGAACGCGCGCGCGCCACGGCGCTCGAACAGCAAATCGCCGATCTCAAGAAAGCCCCCGCGACCGCTTCGAACACCGTCGAGATCGAGGCCCTACGCACCGAACTGACCACGACCAAGGAGCAGGCGAAGGCCGCCATGGATCGCCTTATGATCCTCGACCTCCAGAATCATCCCGATTTCCACAAGCAGTATTCGGCCCCCAAGAAGGCGGCGCTCGACACCGCGAAGGAAGTCATCGCCTACAACGGCAAGGAGTCGCCCGAGCTTTCTGCCCTACTCGCCAAGCCGCTGAAGGATTTCAACGCCGAGGTTTCCGCGCTCACCGAAAAGATGAATCCGGCCGACGCCTCGACCGTCATGCAGTCGCTTCGTCAGGCGCGCGAGATTCACGCGCAAGAACAGGGTGCCCTCTCCAAGGCCGGCGAAGTCCACCAGCAGCTTCAGCAGCGCTCGGCTCAGACCCAGCGCCAGGCGTTCGAATCCGTCGTGGGCGATGCACTCCCCAAGTTCAAGAAGATGGAGATCACGGAAACGATGGACGCCGCCGCTAAGGAAACCGCCACGAAGTACAACCAGTCCATCGACGGCCTGCGCGCCCGCGCCGAGGCCCACGCTTTCGGCAAGATCGACGAAAAGGGGACGGCCAATCTCGCACTCAAGGCGGTGGCGCTGGAACACATGGTTGAGCACGCTATTCCGGCATATGAAAGAGCGCTCAAAGATCGCAACGCGCTGATCGCCGCCCAGAACGCCGAACTCATCGCCCTGCGCGGTGGTCGTGCGCCGAATGTAGCCAATGCCGATGCCGCTCCGGCCGCTCCGCAGAACGAGAGCATCGAGGCGGCTGCGAAGCGGACTTGGAATCGGACTTGACCTTCCGGCTGGGGCAGTACAGACACTCCCCAGCCGTATAAATTGCGGGGAGGTGAGGCTACCCCGTTGTTGGAGTTTAAAGCCGAGTGATGGGAGGCACCCATCTGGAACGGGAAACCCCGCGCTTAGCGCGAGCCGTCCATAGAGAAACCAACAACGCGCTCCCGCGCACCCTCTCCTATGCCTCAAGCCCCGTCCCTCACGGACGTTAACAACTTCTTCATCCAGACCATCAACCAGTTTCAGATGCCGATCTACAACTGGGTCTGGATCACGAATCCCTACATTTCGCTGTTCAACCGCGCCGAGTTCGAGCCCATGGAAGGCTTGATCCCGCAGGTCAACACGACCACGGCGGAACAGCCCACCGAGTACCCGTTTGATCTCGACAACCTCGTTCTCAGCGACGGCACCGCCGACAGCTGCGACGTGGACGCCGACACGATCAACTACGGCTACATCACCCGCAACTATCGCCTGCAGACGAAGGCGTTCGAGACGCCGATCATCTGTCTCACCGACCTCCAGTTCGACTGGCAGGCCGCCCAGACCGTCGGCAACCTGCAGAAGAACCTGCAGCAGTACGCGACGACCTGGTGGAGCGACTGGTACCGCGTCCAGAACATCGGCATGATCAACAACAAGATCACGACGCTGGCCAATGGCGCGGTCGATACCGACCAGAACTCGAACTACAACTACAGCGGCCTCACGCTGCCGACCACCGCCCTGAGCTGGGATCACCTGAATCCCCTCTACGACGTGATGGCGCAGCTCGGCGGCTCGCTCAACGCCGTCGGCATGTCCGAAGGCAACCCGCTCTATGCCCTCGGCATCGGGCCGGGCTACAAGCGCCAGCTGTGGCAGACCGACCAGCAGACCCGCGACACCGTGAACTGGGGCGATGCGTTCCAGAACTTCGCGGCGCGCGGTATCAACACGTCGATCAACGGCTATATCCCCAACCTCGACCTGTACCCGATGCGCTTCGCCTCGGACGGCACGACCCCGATCTATCCGTTCGTCAACTACGACGTGACGAAGGGCCGTGGCTTCAAGATCAACCCGAGCTGGTACACCGTCGCTCGCGGCGGCCAGGCGGTCTACGAGCAGTTCACGATCCTCTGCAAAGACATCTACGAGGTGCGTCCGCGGCCCGTCGGTTCCAAGCAGTACGCTAACGCAACCTTCGACACAGTATTGAATTACATCGGAGATTTTTATTGGATCAACAACAAGGACATGGACGAGAACATCCTTGGCAACAAGGGTTTCTATCGCATGGACATGCAGGTGGCAGCCAAGCCCTTGAGGCCCGAGGTCGGGTTTACCGGATTGACCCTGGCGCTCGACTAAAATCGAGAACAGAAAAAATCACACAGTCCTGCGCCCGCGAAGCGCAGGACTTTTTATTGGTTTCAATCCAAGATGCCTCCACCTTTCTCCGCGCAATATTCGACAGACCTGCATTTGCTGGATGCCATAAATAAGTCCGAGTGATTTCTGAGAAATATCTCCCTTGGAATAGCGCTCGCGCATTTCCAATACTTTTTCTTCGGTGATTTTTGCGTTGTAGCATCTCTCTCCGTTTGGGACTTGAGATCCGTCAGCTGCGCGCCCCTTTCGGACCATATCCTCTACGTTATCCTCATTTGTACCAAGCCACAGATGCGCCGGATTTACGCAGGCCCTCACGTCGCATTCGTGACAGACCAGAAGGCCGCGAGGCACGCGCCCCTTGTGTACTTCATAAGATAATTTGTGCGCAGACCTTGGCTTACCACGAAATCGGAAATGACCGTATCCTTTCGTTTTGTGCGTACATGCCTTCCATAGCCAGCATCCTTGCTCAGATGAAAAATCAACTTTCGAAAAGAACCGCTTGGATTCTTCCGGGGTAAATATAATTTTGCACTCGCCGTTAGGAAATAGGCGGTCAATGTTCGGCGCAACAGCCGCCGTGTCTTCCGAGACGTTGTTCATGGTGGTTGGCAGAGGCGGACCTTACAGGGGTTCGCCTTTGCGCTTTCATTCGGTCGGGAATCGTCATACAAGACAAGCCAGAACCTCTATGAAAAAGATTTTCGCTTCTCTCCTCTTCGTGACCCTCGCGGTCACTTCGTTCGGGCTCAACAAAAACGTCACGCCAACGGGAACAGCGTCCACGCTGGTTACGCCGTCGCAGTACATTCGAACGCTGGTCATCCAGAATAACGGCAGCGGCGACGTGCGAATCGCCATCGACGGAGGGACCACGCAAGGCACCGCTGATCCGACCGCCGCAATCGGACAACTCGTAAAGGCCGGCACGTTCGTCATCTTCACCTATCCTGGCAACTACAAGCCGCCGGTCGTGCGCGTTATCCTCACCAGCGGCACGAGCACCACGATCTCCGTCTCAACCGACGACACGATTTCAACGTGAAAACCCTGATCAAAGTAATTATCGGGCTCGGGCTGCTGTTTGTTGTCGGCGCGCAGGCACAGGTCGCTAACACTGGCCACGCGGCCGACGCCGGTTCGGTTGACGGAAGCGGCACATGGCCGCCGACGCCCACGCACTACCAGACCGGATCAGTGACGCTGGCGGTTTCGACGACTTCCTACTCAGTCACGTTTTCCCCGGCGCTCGACTCCGCGCCATCCGCAATCGTCTGCAACGTGTACATGAAGGACGCCGATGGCGAAATAATGTACGCATCGGTGCGCGCCGACAGCGTGACATCTTCCGGATTCACCGTTGTTCTCTCAGGCTCCCCCACCGCCACCGGCGGCTTCATCAAATGGATCGCTTCTCTATGAAAAAAATCATCTCCATCTTTTCGCTTCTGGTGGCGTCGCTTTTTGCCGCGCCGACCACGCCGATCAATAACGCCGTACTGCAGGGCACGACGCATGTATCCACGTCCACCGGGGCGACCATCACCGGAACATCCGGATCGGTTGAGGTAACTGCTGGAGCAACCAACAATCCCGTATCAATCCTGAGCGCCGGAACCTTTGGCGTCGGCATCAACACTTCAGGCGCAGCGGCTGCATCGCTCCTCGTCTGGGGCAAGAGTGTCGCCACCACTCCGAATTACGCGACGTGGCTTCCGGCTGGCGTGCCAGTTGCCAGCTTCTTTTCGGAGGGCGGTTCATCGAACAATCAGCTCAGCTTCGTGAACGCTGGAGCGACCGGAACGAACATGGTATTTTCTACATCTGCCGGAACGCTCGCAACTCCGACGGCGATGGTTGATGGAAACTTTGTATTCCGACTCATCGGAAGCCAGTACGACGGCGCGGCTTTTCGCAATACGGCCGGAATCGACTTTCAGACGGATGGATCGGTATCTTCTGGAACTGCTCCGCAGCGTATCGCCTTTCTGACTGGTCCCACGACTGCCCGGATTGAGCGAATGCGCATCAGCGCCGCCGGCACTGTCTTCATGGGCGCGGGCGCATCGACCACCTCCACGACATTTACAACCCCCGAAGGGGCCCTGTCGTTCACGGGCGGTCCCGGAAGCATGACGATCACATCTGGAACCGGTAACAGTCGGACCATGACGCTGCGCACGACCACGAGCGGTGGTACCGCAACCAACGCTCTCGTTCTGGGCACTACGCAGGTTCCCTCATTCCCGCAGTCACGTAAGGCGGTCACGAGCCAGTTTGATTCTTCCAGCGGCACGACCCCTGCCGATGTCACCGGCCTTTCCGTTGCGCTTCCGGCATCCGGCACATTCAGCTTTCGCGCTGTCTTGCATATCAATGCTGATGCGACGGGTGGCGAGAAATTGGCCGCTGCCTATTCAGGCACGTCATCCGCCATCATCTATCAAATTGATTCCGTTGCCAACGCCACAAATTTAAACGTCATCAACTCACGGCAAACGGCCTCCGCTGGAGCTGCTGGCACAGCAGGAGCAACCGCCTATTTCACCACTATCGAGGGCACGATTACAAGCACGGGGGTCGGCAACCTGACAATCCAGTTTAGTCGCAATGCAGCCACCGGAACATCGTCTGTGCTCGTTGGCAGTTACCTAGAAGTCGTAGGTTTTTAAATGAGCCGCTGCTGGATTGGGGCAGCGCGGCTACGACCGGAAATTACACCCTGCTATCGGGCGTCAGTACGTCCACAGTGATTCATCCTGACGGGAACACGCCTACGGAGGCCGATCTCGCCACGCATCGCTATCACCATCACACGGCTATTGGGGCTGCGTATGGGAAGATTTTCATCGCCTACAGCTCGGGTGGCACGAATGAGGATGCGGGCGGACAGATGACGGTCATCAGCGCGTCGTCCGATAGCGGAGATACGTGGGGTGCGCCAACTCTGGTCGTGCCCCCGCAGAGCACGTTCAGCGGCACAGGCGCGTCCTACGTTAACGGCACGCGCATCTCGTACCCGCGTTGCTTCGTGACCAACGATTCAGCCGAACTCTACATTGTCGCCTCAATCGACCAGGTGAGTACGCCGGCATCATCGACGGGATTCATCGGAAAGGCATTGGTGGCCCGCAAGGTGAACTCGGATGGCACGCTCGGGACGCTTTACCGCATCTCGGAAGCGGACTACGACCCGCTCTCGGGCATCTCTGCCATTCCGTACGATTCAACCCTGAGCGATTCACTGCTCCCCAAGGCCAAGCTCTACGGCATCTGGGGTGGAAGCGCTCCGGGAAAAACCGCAAGCACATGGCTGGGGTGGATGTCGCAATCTGGAAACTCCTACGCGGAGCCAACCACCGTTGACCTCGGTGAGGGTGTCATGCTCAGGCTTTGGCGGTCGATCACCACGGACACCAACCACGTCTATCAGGGCTACAGCTACGACGGGGGAACGCGGTTCGATCCCCTGCGGGCAACCACGCTTCCGAATTCCCCCTCATCGCTCTTTGCCTTCTCGATGCCGGACAAGAGCATTGCGCTCGTAGGGAACCCGGCCGACAACGGGACCCTTCGCGATCCGCTTTATCTGGCGATATTCAGCCGGACGACGGGGAAGCTGAAATCGGTCAGCGCTATTAGGCAGGGTGTGAGCGCGACTCCTGTTTACTCTGGAGACGGCAAGGGTGGCGGCGCATCCTATCCTGGTGCGGTCATCGTCGGAACGAATCTACATGTCAGCTACTCGCTGCAAAAGGAAACCATCGGGCATTCCCGCATCCCGCTGGCGTCCATTCCGTAATTGACCGCATCAGGTGATTCACCCTAGATAAATCCATGGACCTCGAACACCTGACGGGCCTTTCTGTTCAACAGCAGTTGTATTTCACTTGGGGCACCGTGGCCCTGAAGTACCTCGCCGAATTCTACAGCTCCGTTCGGGCCGGAGGCGGTCTCAAGCGCATCTTCATGGCCTTCTGGTTTGGCGAGCAACTGCCCAAGTGCGTTGCCCAGGACTACAAGGTAGAACTCACAACCCCTCCGTTCCCGAAATGAAAAAGCTCCTCCTTCTCGTTCTCCTCGCGGTCACGCCGCTTGTCTATCAAGGTTGCGCCTCCTCGCCATCCACGCAAGTCGCCACGGTCCACACCCTCCAAGCGGTCGGCGTATCCGCCAAGACCGCCATGGATGCCAGCACGCAGTTGCTCAAGCAGGGCGCAATCACGGTCGAGCAGTGGCAGAAAGTGGCTTCGATCTACGACACGCGCTTCCAGCCGGCGTTCGCTGCCGCCGTGGTCGTGGCTCGTTCTGATGTAAGTTCTCCCGCGTCGCCCGACCTTATCGCCATCGCCGCTGAACTTACCAACCTCGTCGCCACCTACACCAAATGACCGCCCTTATCGCCGCCCAGCTCATCGCGCAGTACGGCCTGCCGCTCGCCCAGCAGCTTTTCACCATGTACCAGAACGGCAACAAACCGCTCACCCAGGCCGACTGGGACACGCTCGCCACGCTCGCGCAGTACCGCTCGGCTGACAGCCTCGCTGCGGCCGGCATCAAGATCGAGAACGGAAAAGTTGTTCCCGCACAGTAACCACCAACCCACGCACCCATGCCCTCCGAACCCGATAAGCCGCCGCGCGAAGCCAAGCTCTCGCTTCCCAAGTCCAAGAAGAAACCGGCCAAGAAAAAGAAGAAGTGAATTGGTACCCGGCATACATCCTCGTGCTGATCGCCCTGCGCATCTGGGCGACTCCGCGCGACCGCAATGCCCTCTCGATCATCTTGGTCGCGAGCTTCTTTTCCACGCTGCTCGTGCATTTCGTGACGCACGAGATCACGGGCGCGTGGAAATTGGCGGTGCCAGGGGCGGTCGAAGTCCTGACGATCACGGCACTGATGACGCTATCGCCAAATCGGACGGGCTTGCTTCAATCCTGCTGCCTGCTCGTTGCGTGGTCCGCACACGCCCTCTGCTATCTGGACATCGTGTGGCAGACTGACATCGTTTACTCACGATACGAAACCGTTCTCTCCCTTGTCGCCATCTTCCAAATCATCGCATGCTACGATACTCTTGCGCATTGCGGTCGCGCTGTTGCTGCTGGAGTTGCTGCCGTTCTTTTCGGCGGTGGCCGTGGCCTTCGCCATTCAGGCGTGCGTGATAGCGTATTATCTGGGCAGACCGCTGAAATCACTCGCCGTGCTGGCGAAGCTGAAAACGTCCTCTAAAAAATGATCCAAGCATTCCTTTCTCAGATCGCAGCCGAACCGGGAGCGGGCGTGCTTCTCACTTATGGCCCGATGGGTGTGCTGCTGCTCTGGTTCATGTACAGGGATGGAAAAATCGTGCCCGAGATTCGTTCGCTTTCCCATCGCATCGACGGGCTGACGCGCGCGCTGCTGATGGACATGGTGAATCGGGACAGCACCGGACCGGCTACGAGAGCTGCTGCGCAGGCTGAGATTGCGAAGATTGAGGAACGTCTGACGAAGGCTTGAGGACAGGCTTGTAGCGAATTTTTTGCCAGAGAAGATAGCGGGCCTGTTTATCGGAAATCAGAGCGGCCTGCTCTTTCGGGTAGTCCAGTTGCAACTGAAGTTGTTTTAGGCGCTCAGGGATAGCCAGGCCAAGGCGATCCCGTTCCCGCAGGCGATCCAACTGCCTTTCTGCTTCTCCCATGTTTTTAATAGCGGTCGTGTCTAATCCGTACTTCAAAAGCAGATCGAGAATTTCTTTTGAAGGCTTGCCTTCCTCGCGCGATGTTTGAGGAACGAAATGCGCCAGTGCCTTGTCGCCTATGTCCAAGGCAAAGCTCACAGGATTTATTGTCCTAGGCTGCTTATTTCGGTGCTTGTCTGCCAGTTTTTCAAGTGCCTCAAGTCCATCACGAATCTTTCGGGTGTCTGTGAAGTCTCCGCTATTGGCCGCTCGCTTTCTTCCCTCCGGCGGCATTCCAAACATGTCCCAAGGGGCGCATATGTCGTGCATGTCCGAAATGAAATACGGGGAAAGCACCAGATTATCAGGCTTGGCCGATGTTGCAATTACCGCCCTGCGTTCGTCTGCAGTCATAGAGTCGTCAACAAGCCCAGCAAGTACACGAGTGCCCCTATAGATTGCCTGGCAGTAGGCGGCGCGAGAAAGAAATGCCCTGAATGGCGCGATGCAGTTGGTGTCAACAAAATCCACGCCGTAAGTCACGAGAGCGCAGTTGCAAAGGACTGTTCCGGGGCCAGCTGCATTGTAGGCGTCCGTTTTTTCGTTTTTATCGAGGCAATCGCCGGAAACAAATATCCCAACCAGACCGGCTCGATTAACGGCATCAGCCATCATGCGCGCGGTTTCAACCGATGGTAGAAAGGCAATGGTCTTTCGGGCGCTGGCATGGGTTACGATTTGAGCGGCAAGCTCGTTGATCACCGGAGATATTGCCGCTGCCTGATCAGTGTCATTGAATGACAGCCCTTCCGCCGTCTGTTTGCGACGGAACTTTCTGGTGTCTACCCTGACTGGAATATTGATCTCCCTCAAGCCGACCAGCCATCCATCCTCAATCGCGGACAGATAAGAATAATTGACCGATTGCTTCTGAAAGAAAGTGCCGAGGTTTTTTCGTGATCCAAGGTCGGGTGTTGCTGTGTACCCAACCACTGTACTGAGCGCCGTGTAATTATCCGGCCTGACCCATTCTTCAGCCAAGGAATCTGCGCCGAAATGGAAATAATTAAGCACGCGCGCGGCCTGCGGCGACAGCGTGTTGACGTGACATTCATCTGGCATAACAAGGCCAAAGTGATCGGGAGCAAAACTGGTGAGCCGGTCAAATCGCCCAATCGTGGGCGTGCAGGCCACCACTACGTCTGCGTGCGGCGAGGCCCGAAGTTTACCCATTTCAATATCGACCTCCAGACCAGTTACAGATCGAACCCTCTCCGCAGTTTGGTGAACCAGTTTGTCGCGATTGATGGTAATGAGCGCGCGCACACCTTGCTGTTTTTTCTTCCACGCCAAATAGGACATCAGGCTTCCTTTGCCGATTCCACCGGGCGCAACAACGAGAAGCCGGCGCGCCACTCTTTCGTCGCGCTCTATGTCTTCTATCCATCCAGGCTGGTTTCCGCGTAGAACGAAGCCGGTTTCTGGGATCAACATTTTAAAGCGGCCCGTTTCTTGAGAGTTTCTGAAATGCGCCGACGGGTCTCTTCTGAGATCACGCGGCCCTTCGATGCGATTGACATTTTCGCTTTCGTTTCGGCGCTATGCTTTCTTCCGGTTCCTGCAGCCGCAATTTTCATCCTGTGGGATTCCGATAAAGGCACGCCAATCCTGCTCTTGGAGAGTTTTATAAGATGATCTATCGGGCAATTTTTTCTAGACTCGGCCATGCGTTTAAGCGTCTCGGGGGAACGAATCCGGCCCTTATGGGCATCTCCGATTTTTCTGCGATGGTCCTCGGTGAAAACAAGCCCGTGAATTCCTTCTCCTCCATCGGTCAGATTGGTGAGGTCCGCGCCGATGAATCTGAGATAGGAAATCCAAAACCTTTCCGATTCCTGCCAATCTTTTTCGGTAGCTTCCTCTGACAAAATTTCCAGCTCCTCAACCTTGGGCTCAAGGCCCATGCTCAAAACAGACTGCACCCAGTTTCTTTTCCTGGAAGGCCGCCTGTCTCTGAGATGCGACGTGAATCGGATTCTCAAAATCTGATTAGTCTTCCCAACGTAACGCGCCTCCGAGGTCACGGGGTCAATCAGAGCATAAATTACTGTGGGCCTCTTGATCATGCCGGCACGATTTCCCAGCCCGAAGGATTGTCGTGCCTGACCAGTTGTTCCGCAGCCTCGGGGGCTAATTCAAAAACCTTCGCCTTGGACCGATCAGGTGAAGTTTCGGCGATCATGCGCAGGTGCGGTCGGCCGGGCCACGGATCACCCTCGCGAACAAACCAGTAGTGGCTTGCCGGGTCGGGCTGATATTGGCCGATGGCGTCCTTGGGATGAAGCGGCGTGAATTTCAGGATGAAGCTCATTGGATCAGGTACTCGGTGATGACTTTCCGCGCGTCCTCGAAGGAGCGGCAGACGGCGGTGAGGTGGCCTTGCGTTTCAAGGTGTTTCAGCATCTTGCACTGGTCGGGGCGAATTCGACCGATTGGCGTTTTCAACTCGATGAACAGGCTGTGGAACTTCCCTCGCGCTACAGCTAGAAGAAGGTCGGGCGCTCCCGCTCGGCATCCTTCCAGTTTCAAAAGGCAGGCCGTAACCTTGTCCCGCCTGCCGCCGTTGGGTATCGAAATCAGAAGCATGCCGGGGAGCCCAAAGTACGCACAATGCTGATCCCACCAGCGGATCAGATTGCGCTGCATGATCGACTCCTCGTTTTTGTAGCGTCGAGGCGCAGGCAACGCCGCACCCAAGCCTTCTGTGGCGAGGGTGCGGATTGCGGCAGCTGAGTAGGTATTACCCATTTTTCGGGAAGAACGGGTCTTCTTCTTCGGCCTCATTCGGCTTCGCAATCACCGCCGGCTTCACGCCGGAGATGTTGCGAATGTAGTCCTTCACCGTGGCGCGATCAGGCCAGAAGTCGCCGGAGCCATCATCCTTCGGCTTGCCCTTCTGCGTACCGATGGTGCAGAAGCCGGACTTGCCGAGGCAATCCTCAGCGGTGAGCGTGCCATCCTGGTACTGCTTCGCCAGCCCGAGGTACGAGCAGAAGTGAAACAGCTTTCCGGCCATGGATTCGAGCAGGTAGTCGGTGACTTGGCGCGAGCTGTCGCCGACGAAAACGCGCAGGGTGACAACGATCATGTCGTTACCCTTTTTGCTTTTGTCGTTGGCGGCGTCGATGATCTCGAACGGATAGTCTCCGTTTGGGATGTTGTTGGCTTCGGCGATTTCTTTTTCGGTCTTGGGTTTGAAGTTCATGTAGCGAGCTTTTTCTTGAGGGATGCGATGCGGGTGGTGATTTGTTCAGCGGTCATTTCTTCGTAAGAGGCGATTCCGAGCTTATCGAAATCCTTCTGGATGGCGGCCTCGTCAACTTTCACGATGTCGAGCAGCTTCTTGATTTCGGCGACTTGCTCGGGGAGAGCGAGGACGATAGCGTGGGTCTGACCCTCGACGACATCCTTGCCGGCACGAGCAGCAAACTCGGCGTAGTCAAGGTTGAACTGCGCGCCGTCGGGGAAGTTGCTCAGGCGGGTCTTGGTGACAGTGGCGAGGCGTTGCGGACCGCGCTTGATGGCACGAATCGAAAGGTCGAGTTCGTAGATCAGCTTGTCCCACACATCGGGCACCTTGCCGACCTCCGCACGCTGGCCATCGACGACGCCCCACTCGGCCGTTTCGTGGCAGATGAACCAGATGTTCATGTCGAGGCGCGTTGCCCACATCACGAGACGACGCATCGCTGCGACAGCGGGCTTCTTGCTTGCACCGAAGGCATCGCGGCTGCCGAGGCGTTCAGACTCCTGCGCGATGGTGGTCTGGAACAGCTTCGTGAGGCTGTCTACGATCAGCGTTTTGTACTGATGCTTTTCAGTGGCCAGCGCCTGCATCTGTTCGATGAGCGTGTCGAAGGACATCGTGCCGTCCTCCGGCCCCATGTATCCGCCACCGGATGCCTTGAGCAGTTCGCGATACTGCGGACCCTTTGCACCGCCCTCTACGTCGAAGTAGAAGGGAGCCGGAAAGCTCAGTGCGAGTGTCGTTTTCCCAACGCCGGAAACCCCGAAGAGTACGGCTTTGATCTTGCCAGGTGTGACCATTTCAGGCGGTCGAGCCTTTAGTTTTGTGGACATAAAAATTAGCGCCCCACCGCATCATAAGCGGTCATCGGTACCTTGATTTCCGGCGAATAGCAGTGGAGCGAAGTTGTATTTTTGGGGTCGTGACGCTATCGCGTCAAGCTGTAATTAGTCGATATATGGGAGTCGCACATTCTGCGTCCGCTCACGTGCTGAATAAACGGCGGCCGGCTTGCGCTTCCGGCCGCGCGACATCGAGCCCAGCTTTGAACAGGCGTCAGAATAATCCTTCGCCTGATGACTCGAACAAAGATACGCAGCCTTCGCTGTGAATCCCATCTTGTTCCATGTCGGCGGTAGATTCATCCGAGGTGCGCGTTGATCAAATCTTTTACGGTCTTTCGGCCGTCAGCATCATCCTTGAGGTACGGCACGAGCTTAACGATTTCGTCAGCCAGGTTGCCGACTGAGCCGGCGTCGAGGTCGGGCTTTTTCATTTCCTCGATCCTCGCCAGTGCGGAGGTGAGTTGCTGACGGAGCTGGTCGCGTTCAAAGGTGGCGTCGTCACGGGCCTGCACTTCAACCCGAATCATGTCCGTCAGCTTACGCTGCTGGTCGTCTGCCTGTTGGCGGTCAAAGTCCCGTTCCTTAATCGCCCCGTCGCGGGCGGAATTGGCGGCGGTGATTGTCGGCATGATGGCTGCAAGGATTCGTTCGCGCATCGATTCGCGGACCACTTGAGGAATCTCTGCTTCACCGCTGAACGGTTTCGGAAGAAGGCAATCGTCCAGTATGTGCGAGAGGTTCGCTTTGGTATCATCGTTCATAGTCCAACTCCATTGATGTTTTTGCGGTTGTCCCAATCGTGGCCGAATGCGGTGCGGTAATGCTTAGCCAACTCGTCCCGTTCCCGCTGGGCTTCTACTATAGATGCGCGGAGTCGTGCAGCGATTTCGTGCGGGTCGGGCTGACTGTGAAACCCGTCGGAATTATCGTAGCCGAGAATCTTGTTCATCTTCTCGATCCATAGCGCACGAGACTCGTACTCGACCTTGAGGGCATCCCGCTCCTTCTCCAATTCCCCCACCTTCTGCTCGGCTGCCAGTAGGGAGGCGCGAAGTTGGGTGATTGCTTCGGCGCGGGCACGATATTCCTTTGCGCTTCCGTCTGTGTCGTTGAACGCATCGGCAACCTTGGCCATGCCGAGAAAGTTTTCGATTGTGCCCTCAACGCTTGTGTCCGGCGTCGGCGCGCCTTCTTGTGGCGCGGCGTCAATGGCTTTCAACTCTTCATCGCACGCGGCATCGACCATCGCTTGGACCGATTTAGTGAAATGCCCCGGTGTCGGCTCCTCCTTCGGCGCATCCGGCGCGAGCGTGGGCTTATCGGGTGAATCGGGTAGCCAGTGAGTCGTGTAAGGTGACACGGCGTATTTTTGGATAAACTCAGATGAGTGGTTCCAACCACGCGGGAACATGTCGTTGCCAGCGTGGTAGAGCCAGCACGGGAACTCCGGCTCCCTCTCCTTAATCAAGTAGGCTGTTTGGTTATTCATTGGATTCCTTTGGGGTGCGAACCATGGCGGCGCTCTTGGAAATGCCCTGAAGCGCGTACCAAATATCCTTCAGCCAGTCCGCCTGCTTGCGAACTTCTTGCCCGTCACGCCTCCAGATTATGTCAACGTGCGATGCGTCCCAAAATCCAATTGCGAGGAAGCGTTCAAGGATGGGGTCGCGCAACCAGGCTGCACGAATCTTCGCCAATCGCTGCGAGTCCTCCGTGGAGGCGGGCGCGTGGCGGGTAATGATGGCCTCGACTTGTCCAGCGTCGTGCTCTGTGCGAGTGTCGTCCCGTTGGGCGTACCAAATGGCCAGTTCCTTCGCCGCCTCGCGCATCCAGTCCTGCGTGGCGACGGAGGCGGGCTTGATTCGGTCTAGTTCCATCTTGGCCTGCGTAAGCCGGTGGAGGAAATTCTGAAGACTTTCATCGGTTCGCCATCCGTAGAGACGCAACATTTGAATGAGAGCTGCGACCTGCTTGGTGTTGAGCATGTATCCATTCTCAGCCGTGAGCGCGGCGGCTGAACGTTCCTGTGGAGACAGTTCACCCCAATCCTGATAAGGCGTGATTGGGCGCTTTACTCCGTCGTCCTCCCCCTTCGCCGTCGTGTCCTGCGGAGCATTGGCGGGGTGCGGGGTGGAAAGCGATAGTGGGCCGCCAGCGAGAAGCCGTTTCAATTTATTGTATACGGAAACCTCCTCGGCCGTTGAGCCTTCGCGGTCGTCGCCTTTATCGAGAACCATTTCGCAGAGAGCCTCGGCTTCTGCACGGCTGAGTTGAACCTCCGTAATGCGATCCGTCCCCTTCAGGTGGGGCGCGGCGAGGAATGGGGCGAGCACAGAGCAAAGCTCATCCGTGATTTCATCGACGGTGTTTCGCTCCATGCGGCGGCAATAACTGAGCGTGCGATCGATTGCTTCTCTGGCGGCAGGGGGAAGGGGCTGCGGGTTCATCGGGAAAATATGTTATAGGTTAAAACTGCTACTACGTAAGAAATGAATGCGAACAACCCAGCGAATGCGGCGAATCTCCACATCATCGAAGTGGCCACCCACTCCTTAATCTGATGCGAGAACATGTAGCCGCATATCAAACCGTATGGGACGGCCAACGACACCACCACTATGATGATAATTTCAGTCTTCGCGCTCATTTCCGCTCGCCCTCCAAGAGATGAAGGAACGTGCGGGCAAGCTCCCGGTAATGCGATTTGTCGATACACCGCTTCCACGAAACCTTGGCTGCGAAACTTGGGGCCAGCGCCGCCCGCAGATTTTCCGCAATCAACTCTATCCTCTCGTCCTCGCTCATCAATTCTCGCTTGAGGCGGCGCTTGGCAGCGGGGGCGGTGGGGAAGGGCAGCAACAGGCACGGCGAGGAACCGGAAATGCGGTCGTCCTGCCATGCGTGCTTTTTATCGTAGAAGCCCATTACGCCCCGAGTCATCGGGTGCATGTGGACGACGCCGGCCTTGAGCTTCGGCGCCTTCTTCCTTTCAGCTAGCGGGGGTGATTTGATTTTCATGGGAGGAGTTGAGGAGGGTGAGGGCATAACCGGCTTTGTTTGCGAATGCGGGACAGACGGTCAGGACCGCGCCGCCGCCAATCTCTTTTGTGCTGCATTGTTTCGCTGCATCTTCCAGTGCCTCGATCACGGCAATCATAGTCTGGGGATTGCAGCGGGCGATTAGATGGGCGTTGGCGTCGCCTTCTTGCCAGCAATCAATCCGGCAGATTCGTCTGCGGTCATGGTAAACAGCCCAATCCTCCAGGCTGACCATATTTTCTTCTACCGTCCACGGCCCCGGAGTCGCCCGCTGAATGATTTCACGTAGAGTGCTCATCTCATTTCCCTCCTTTGTTCGCGCCCTTGGCGGGGAGGCGGCGGACCCAAGGCTGTGTTGTCAGATCACCGGCGTTGTCGCCTACACGGTCGCCGATGAAGGAAACGCCATGCGGCGGGAGCATGAAGCGGCCATTACCCAGCCTGCGATAACGGTCGCCCTTGCGGACGATTTCACCGGCACGCATCTTGCGCCATCCTTTCGGAATCTTCGGCACGCGCACCTTTGCCGGGGAGGGGGAGTTAGCGGATGTTTTCATTTGGATTTAATGCGGTGGGTTACTTTGGCGTGAATCTCAATGGGTTGGTCGTCGTGGTGTTTGGCTGGTTCGTAGCGATGGACGATTGAGAGGTCGCTCAACTCCTTGCCTTCCAGTCCGGCCTGATTGACCGTCTTTAGCGCGAGCAGCAGGAGTTGCATCGCCCGCTCAGTCGGAGACGGCATCACGATAAACTGATTTCGCCCCGCCCGCTTCAAAGCCTCATGTTCTTGAGCGCGCAAATCGTACTGGGTGAACTCGCAGATTTTCATATTTGTTTGGATTCGGGGGAGCGGGAAAGGCTCAGTGAAGCGAGATGTGCGAAAACACAAAGCGTGCAGTGAGTCCGATAACGGTAGCGGCACCGATAGCAGCCAGCGCAGCGATTATCATTACGACCCAATCGGGAATTCGTGGCAGTCCTTGGAACATGTTATTTTTGGTTGGTGGTTTCGTTGTCGTCGGCAATTCGGTTATTCTCCCAGTCCATGCGCGTGCCCTTCATGTTCACCGGGGTTGTAACGGGGACGTAATGGCCGGATTTCGGAGATGCGTGCGTGGTGGAGATCGCGCCTATCTTGGTCGCAAGCTCGCGATGCTTCTTGATGACCCAATCCGCCGTGTCTCCATCATCGGCCAATTCCTTCAGCCAGTCTGCGCACTCCCGCAACGCCTCCGTGGCTTCAGCTAGGCGCGTTTCCAACAGACGGGCGTGGTCAGCGTCCACCCATTCTTCATGACGCACACCGTCTATTCCGTGAATGGTGAAGCGGCGCTTGGGCTGGCTATCCGTCAGCGGCGTGTTCGTCCTGCTCGATGCGGGGGTGGTCATGGTTAGGCCTCCGAGGTGTCGGACTTCTGGATGGAAAGCCCGAGGGTGATGCCGCCGCCGAATTCAATATCGGTGCGAGTTTCAACGACGAAGCCAGGAGTTGATTCTTGTTCGGCAAATAGCGTTCTGATTTCGCGCATGATGTGCGCCTCTTCTAGTTCAGTAAGTTTCATATTTTTCTTCCTCTCACTTAGTTTCAGGGGCGGGGGATTGGAGGGCGGCGCGGGCAGACTTTCGCGCATCTTGCAATGCAGCCAGCTTGAGGCCCGGAAGATAGTCGCTGCGCTGGACCATAGCCGCTTCTGCGTTCATAAGGTCCGTCAGCGCGGCCACCAGCGCGTCATGCTGATTCAGCGCAAGGGCGATTGGAGCGTGATGACTCGTTGGGACATCAAATGCCACGCCGACTTCGCATCCTGATTCAGTGATGCGTTTCATAAGCGTTCCTTCCTCGGTGAAGCGATAGACGGGCGTGTGTTCCGTTTTCATAGTAGGTGAGGAGTTGGGGGTGAGGGGGCTAGGCGGTGGTAATGATAAAGGTTTCGGTGCCAGATTTGCGCCGCTTCTCGACGTACACGCAGCAATCGACGAAGGTTGAAGCGAAGCAGTATTGCTTGCCCGCCTTCGTTTCTGAGATTCGCCCGAGAGCAACAACGGACCCAACGCGAGCAAGTACCGTGGCATCATCCAGCTTTGTGCGATTGTCGATAATCAGCTTCATCTTCTTTTCAGTGGTTGTTTAGAGGTGAGGGGTGGGTCAGACGAGTTGCCCGAGGCGGTTATAGGTGGCTTTGACGGCGTGCTCGGCGCAGACCCAGCCCACGCAGTATTCCGATTCAAAATCAGGCGTGACGCACATCAGTTTGAATTTGGGCGCGGCCTTGCATTGCTTCCAAGTGGAGTCCGTAGGTGAGCAAACGCCCTCCACCCACTGACAGCATTTCGGTTTGCGTGCGGACTTCATCACAAGTCCCTCGCGGTTGTCCCGCTCATGTCGCGGAGAGTTGAGCGTTCGATTTCCTCGCCATCCGAGAAAACCTCACACTGGTCCAGTTCCGTGCCGTCGGGCAGCGTGACCTTGCAGGACCAATCGCCCCACCCGCAATCGTGGTGCTCTTCGCACTCGATCAATTCAACTTCTAAGCCGTCTTTTGTCTTCATGGATTTTATTCCTTCTCGGGGGCCAGCTTCCAAAGGTTGAGGGTGCGCAGGAAGGCTTCGGCGTACTGCGCAGGCGTGCCCATATAGGCAGGAAGCTCAGCGGGTACGATGTCTGCGAGCGTGGCGAAGATTGCCCACTGTTCGTCAATGGACCGCATGCGGATGGCCTCAAACATGGCGTTAAGGTCTCCCAAATAGTCAGGAATTGTTTTTTCGCGTTGGCTGAACCCATTGGGATCGGTCCATGTGAGTTCATTTCCCAGCAATGTTGCAGGTCTCCGCGTCCACCCGCACGCCTCCGCAATCGCGATTCTCTGTTGTTCGATATTCATAGTCTATTTTCCCTTTCCGTTACTTGGGGAGGAAGGTTAAGGGGGATTACTCGATGCTCCAGTTGAAGCCCTGGATTTCGTTGATGATCTCTTCGCAGCGGGCGGTCACTGCGGCTTTGATGGCGGCTTCCTTGCTGCCGTGCTCTTTGATGGCGGCTGCGTCCGGTTCTTCCGGTTCCTCGAAGTCGATGCCGTCGAGTTCGGACACGAGGGAATCGCATTCACTGGCACGATTCTCCAGCAGTTGCCCCGAGTCGCCTTGCTGCAAACCGTCAGGCATGTTGCTGAACTTGTCCGATTGTTCTTCACCGAGCGATTGGATTTCGTCTTTGATGTTTTCCACATCGCCTTCGAGATCGGCAACGCTCTCGTACTGGTCGGCCTTCCAATCGCCCACTTGATCTTCGAGCGAATAGAGCGTGCTGTAGAATTCCGATTGCGTGAGCTGCGAGCGAGTCGGCGGCGTCTTGCTGTAACGCTTCGGACCGCCACGACCGCCCTGCATGAAGGCCCACCAGTAATAGCTTTCACCCTTCTTGGCGACAGGGTTATCTTTGCGGGCTGATTTAACGAATGTTGCGCGTGCCATGATGATTTTTAGTTGAGGGTTCTTTGATGTTTTAGAGAGGCGGGGGAGGGATCAGAGAAACAGCCCAGAGTAAGCGCACGCCCAAAGCCACAGCGCGCCCACTCCGAGCCCGGCAATAACCAGCACGATTTGGCCCAGGCTGGGGCGCGGTTGAGAGAGGCCGACGGACAGCCTGTAATCAGGGTTGCGGTACTGCCGGCCGTAGCCGAGCACTTGCCGGACCAGGCGCGCGTACAAATAGGGCGGAAGGGCGCGCGAAGGAGCGGCGAGGTCGTCGGCGCCATGCTTAATGGTGGTCATGCTCGGCCCTCCGATTTGGCGACCAGCTCTTTCGTACCCTCAAAAGCGGCGCGCAAAGCCTTGCTTGATCCGTCAACGTAGAACGCATGACGGACGCGCTTCAGGGCCTCCAGCAGTTCAGGAGCCGCAGCAATCAGGTGCCCCAGTGGCTCCTGTTGCGCAAGCAAGTCGAGGATGGGTTTTCCATTGGCGTCTTGAACGATGCCAAGGCCGCCAACCTCACGAGGCGTGAAAGTGTAGGGCGCGGGCGGAATGCCCTGAGCGGTGTGTTTTGCGGTGCTCATGTGAGTTTGCTCAGTTGGTACGCCGCCAGCGCCGTCATCCCCAGCGCGCGGAGTTGTTTGTAGAGGGGGAGGTTCATGCGCAGACCGCGACGCCGCGCGTGTAGAGGCTGGGGAGATATTGGTGGAACGGAAATGCGGCGGCATTTGCGCCCGTGTTCTGCGCGCGCCATTCCTTGAATTCCGGGGCCAGGTGCTCAGCGCTGACGATGTAGAGCATGCAGCCACGGCAATCGCCTTGGTGATAGGCAGCCACGGGATTGATGCACTTGCCGTTGACGTAGGCGCGAGCATTACGAGCCGCCACGATCTTGCCCAGTCGCTTCAGCGCGCCGGTTTCACGGTCTGCAATCGAATAGCGTCCGCGCTGACCGTTCGTGCCCTTATCGTACGTCATGTAGGGCCGGTTGGTCTTTTCGTCGCGCTCAATGCAGCGCCCGCTTTCGTCGCCGCATTCGCCCTCAGCCCAAAGGCTCAAGGTCATTTCAATCCGCCGCAGGCTGTGCGCTTCGTAATAGGTGAAGCCAAGCGCTTGAAGGCGCGAGTAGAGTTCGAACTTTTTCTTTTGAGTAGACATGTTGTTTATCGTTTTGAGTCTGATCCGACTTTTTGGTTTTTGGTTGATCTATCAGAAATTCCCTCACCCCGTCCGCCGGCCCGTTATGTTTCCATGACGTGACGGACGGGGGAGTTCCGACCAGGGAAGGGTTAGAGTTTGAAAAGAAACGCAGCCATTTCGGTGCATGCCTCGTTCACGATGGGCCAGACCTGACAACGCATGTCGCCGTCACCTTCGAAGCGCCACTGCGGGAAGCGGCAGAGATCGGCAATGCGGTTCGCTTCGTCGCGAGCCTCGCCAGCGTTTTCGCCTGCCGTCGCGTCAACAATGGCCTGCCACGTTGAAGCACCAGCACCGTAGATCAAACGGCCATCGCCGCGAACGTAGGCGCAAATATACTGCGCAGAGGAATCGCGGAGTTGCATTGATGCGTAGGCAAGCGAGCGCTCCAAAAGGATGGCCATCGTTGCGCGTTCTGCTGTTATCGTTTTCATTCTTGGTCGGAATTTTGTCAGGAGGCTAATTCCCCTCTGACACACTCACTAAGTACAGCCTGACTGTGTACAGTCAAACTTTATTTTGATCTTTTTATCCCTTCATTTTCGGAGCGTCAGATTTGCAGGCGTTGACACTTTACGCGGAAAGTACAGCGTGCCGATATGGTTGCAGATGCAATTAAAGAACGTGAGGCACGAACCGCACCGGCTCATCCGCGTGTAAGGCAGGGTGAAATTCCGGTTTATCTGCGCATGAAGGCGCGGAACATGTACCTTTCCCAATGCCTTCCCTACAAAGCTATTTCCGAGGCAACTGGCTTGCCGACTCAAACGCTCGAAAAGCTCGCGAGTCGTGAAGGTTGGACTAAGTTGAGGAAGGCAACGAAAGAGAGGCTTCTTGCTGAATCCAACGCGCGCACGGAAACCATAGCAAACGAAGCGCTCGAAGCGATTTCTGATGACATGATCGTGTTGACGGCCGAAAGCCTTGGCCGCGTTCGTGAGTCGCTTGAGCGTGACGACAAAAACGCAGCGAAAGATTTTCAGGCTTACACTGCAGGCGCACGCAACCTTGCAACTACAGCAAAGGCCCTGCGTGAAACCGGAAAGGCTGTAGCGTCTTCCGGCCCCACCAACTTCAATTTGTTTTTCGTTGGGGCTGCGCCAGGCAAGCCGGCTGAGCAGGTGACGGAGATCGAATCAAAAACAGTACAATAATCGCACATCCATTTATCTATTAATTACTTACTGATTAGTAGACATAATAGACATTGTGGCGAAATTGTTGGAGTGACAGATACTTACGCGTTGTTTTATGCGTTTTGTATCAGTCTCAACTGCCAGTCTCAACAGCGGATTGTCCAAACCGGGACCCATTCCTTTGCGTTTATAGCGACGATCAGGGGTTGGGGGTATGTCTGGGTACCCATCGAGCCCATTGCGCGTGCGCTGCGCGTGCTGGCGTGGCTGCGTTGCATGGCGTGGTGCAGCATCGAACAGGCTGTTGAGCTGGTGGCGCAGCCCACCCCGGCCCTGGACCCCCACCCCCGCGCTGAGGCCCCACGTCGAAATACGAATCACCTCATCCACACACTTGGTCATCCCAACACGGGATTTTACAAATGAGGCGCAGATGCCATACGTCCGTCAAAACCTCGGATCGCTTTCTTCCTTTTTTACCCCCCTCCTCCAAAACCCCTCCTGCCTATAGGCAGTCGGGGGGGGTTTTGACGGAGATTCAAAAGTTGGTTTTGAAGTGGTTTTGGAGGGTTTTGGAGTTATGACTTAACTTGACGTTTGGCGGGGGATGGAAAGGATCGGGCGATGGAAAAAGAGCTGACGGATGCCATCAACCGGCTTGCTGCCGCACACGAACGACTGGCTGGCAATGTTGGCCGGCTTGCTGATTCGTTCACCCATGTCGACGGGCGGACCGACGTTCATTCGTTTGCGGATGCCGTGGTGTGGCAGGCGCAACAGATTTCGAACGCGATTGAGGCGGTGGCCGAGAAGCTGCCTGATCCTCCCGAGTCCTAAGTTCTCAGGCAGTATTTGTTGCCCAGGTTGCTCGGGATTTTGATGAGCTGTCCGTCCATCACGGCGTCGTTGATGATTCGGCGAAGGGTGGACTCGCTGGTGCCTTCCTCGTCTCTGGCGTAATTGTGAATCTGGGACTGGGTGAGCGCCTTGTCCGGGGTGCGGGGCCAGATTTTTTCGAGGGAGTGAAAGGTCGATACCTTGGGGCGGCCACCCTTGCTCTTGGGCTCTGCGGCCGCACAGCTGACGTGGCGACCATGTTCCTCGGACCACTTGAAGGCTATTCCGTCTTCCTCGGTGATGGGAGCTTTGCGCTGCTTCTCGGAAGTGATGGTCGTGACTTCGCCGACCTTCTTGAGCAGGAGATTTGATTCGGCGTCGCGCATCAGCTGCTTGCCAAGGTGGCCACGCGAGTCGTCGCCAGTCTTCAGGCCCTCGTTGGAATGGATGACGCAGAGCATGGCCGTGTCGTAGGTAACGGAGAGTTCGCGCAGCCAGTCCGCGAGGAGATTGCATTCCTCCAGTTCGTTCACCGATGAGACGAAGTGCGCCACGCCGTCGATGATCACGAGGAAGACGCCGCCGAAAGTTTTTTTGGCGTATTCGAGGGCGGTGAGGAGTGCCGCCTTTCGCTTGGCAACGGAGTAGCCGACGAGGGCGAAATGGAGCAGCCACGGCGGGTCTTGGGTTTCGCCAGCGCGGGCAAGGATGCGCTGGTAGCAGGCCCACGCATCGAACGGGCTTTGCTCGGTGTCGATGATGATGACCGCGTGGCCTTGTGGGTTGGAGGCGCGGAATTTGAAGGTATCGTGAAGGGTGCCTGTGCCGGAGGTGGCCACGATGACGGCTGCTGTGGCAGCTCCGGTGGCGACCGTTTTTCCGGCCTTGGACTTGGCGGTGATCGTCTGCAAGTTGCCTGGCGTGGCCACTGGCTTGTCGTTCAGGAAAAGGCGCGTGACCGGTTCTTTTGGCGGGTTGGCTGCTGTCACGCGGCGCGACATCAATTCTTGAAGGCCGCCGAACCTTCTTCCGTCGGGCGCAATCCCCTTCGCCTGCTCCGACAATTCTGCTAGGCTCGTCCCGTTCTGCGCGTGCTCGATCAGGTCCGTGGCGCGGGCGATGATCTCCCGCTTGGACTCCAGCTCGATCAGCTGCTCGATCATGTGGCCGGCGTGGGCGGTTGTCCCGATGCCGGAGGTCAGTTCCATCAGGTACGGAAACCCTCCGATGGTTGAAAGGTGATCGCCCAATTCGGGGGCCAGCAGTTCGAGCGAGGGAGACGGGATTCTTGCGAGTGCTTTCCAGATGATCCGATTTTTTGGATCGTGGAACGACCGGTCCGTTACTCCGTCATGGATCGCTCGCTGGTACGTCGGGCCTTCGTCAAGAAGGCAAACGGCGAGGACGTGTTTCTCCACCGCTGGGTTGTGAGGAAGCGGGGTCATGGCTGGCCCCCCGGAAATTGACGCGCGCTGCCGTATGGCGCGACCCGATGCCGGCAGGCGCGAGGGGTTGCCGAAGCGGCCCCCAAAATAAAAAAGCCTGTCGCGGTCAGGCGCAGGCGGAAAATGGTGTCGGTCGTGTGATTCATCGGGTCGCGTCCGATGTCATGCTAAGGCTTTCCCCGATAGACAAGAAAATAGTGGGAGCTTTTTTCGATTTGTTCGCGAGTGAATTGCGCGGTGCGAAAAATAAAAAGCCCAGCCTGAATTGGCCGGGCTGTGGACGTGAAGCGAGTTGCGTTTACTGGGCTCGGGGCGTTGCTGCGCAGCAGGCATAATTATCCGGCCTCAACTTGCGATCCAGCCAGCGCGGCAAGAACCACCACCAGCTTACACTGAGACTCCAGTGATGAACATGCCAGCGCGGATGCTTGTACCACGGGCGTTCGGCGCGGAGAATCCAGCCGTACACAAGGGATGCGTAGCGATCCAGCGCTTCGTCGCGGTCGAACTTTTCTCCGCAGGCAATCCGAAACATCCCGGTAATTCCTTCGTGAAGGGAATCGGTTGTGTTCTCCGCGAAGAAGAGAATGTCGAATAAGTTGTCCTGCATGAAGCGACGGGATTTACTCCACGCCTTCCCCGCGTCGTGCGAGTGCTTTTCGTGGAAGTAACTCCACGCCCCGGCCTGAAATAGATTCAGGACGATCCCGTGAACCGAAAGGTTTGGGTCGCCATTCGGGCAAAAAAGCCCGGTGTGATAGACCCGCTTCGGGGCGATACCTTGTTCGATGGCCTCGCGCTCGTCGATGTGGCTCTCGGGGTCTTTGGGATTTTCGTAGGTCTTGAAGACGCTGTCGAAATTTGACTCCATCCTGCGTCGGATGGCCTTCAGCACCTCGGGCTTCCCGTGATGCGCCCGCATGAACCAGCCGCACGAGTCGTCGCGGCAGCCGGTTTTATTGCAGGGATCGTTGTGCCAGAGCGAGAATGGTCCCGCGTGGCAGATTTGTGTCATTGGGTCGTGCATAAATTTAGCGTTTTTTCTTCGGCCAGTGCTTCCACTGGATCTGGTTGAGCGGAAAAACCATCCCCGCCTTCTGGCAAACGCGAATAAAGCGGCGTTCGGTGAAGTTGGGCGCTCCGACCGTGACGAGGACCGTGGCAGACTTCGAGCGCAAGTCCTGTCGGCGCTGGGCCGTCGCCTTCATGGTGAGTTTGGGCGAGATGTAGGCGGTCGCGCGGCGGATATTGGTGCCGGTAACGATGTCGCCGATGGCCTCGCCCAGTTTCTTCATGGCGTACTCGTAGTCGCCTTTGGATTTGAATGGAGATTTCACGAGTAATTATCCTCCGGCATGTCGAGGATTTCGGCGTCGGGCTTGGAGAACACAAACGCGCTGTCGATGTTATGGAGCGTGGTCTCGTCGCCGAGGACGCGGACGGCATAGCGGACTTTGGACGACGTGAACGTAACGGCGCGAACGTGGCCCTCAATGGTCAGTCCTTGCAGCCCGATCTGAACGCGCTGGCCAATGGCGAACGCGGATTCGAAGAATTTGTTTTTCATGCGTTGGCAGTCGATGTCAAAATGACATACACTGTCAACTCTTCTTCCGCGGCCCTGTCCTCGCCTTCCACTTCTTATAGTTCTCGTTGTTTCGCTGCGCGCATTTCTCGCAGTGTACGCCGTAGCGGTCGTGGCGCTCCAGCCAGCGGCATGGCTTCGCGCACATGATGCAGAGATGTTCGCGCTCGCGGCGCTGTTGTTCGGGCCAGGAGACGCTCATCGTCCGATGGACATGCCGGGTTTTGAACTGCGCACGACCTTCATGCCGCGGAACGTGAACTCACTGCACGAGTGATCTGTTACCATCGGCTGCGTCGCGAGCCACGCCTCAAGCTCGCGCATTTTCGCGTCCCCGAGATAAAGCCGCTGGCACGGGATTCCGAGCGCCTTGGCCTCGTACATCATTTCGATGATGCGGTTGTGGATGCTGTCGCTCATGGTATGGCAGGAAACTCATGCAACTGATACCGCACCGCGTCGCGGAACGCGCGGAAGTTGGCGATGAAGTGGTTGTCGTACCAGAGTTCGTGCCAGTACGGGCCGTAGGTGATGACCGTGCATTTGCCGGAGTGGTAGGTGGAGGGTGGGCGCGTGTCGTCCATGGTCAGTCCCCCGCCTGTCGAATCTTCGTCCGCGACGGTGCCTTGGTTACGCCGTCCAGATACTGCTGGAGCTTATTCGCGTCTGCGGCTGCCTGTGTCTCATCCGAGTGCCGCCACGCGATGTCGGGATGCGGTGGCGCGCGCAGAATGCGTGGACCGGCAACGTCCGTGCGACCGTAGCTTGTGGCCATCAAGACGAATTCCGATCCGACCGGCTCAACGCTGATTTGCGGCGGATTCAACATGAATAAGTTCGGGTTGCTCGACGATGCAGCGGCGGATGACGATTCCAATATCATCGGTCACGGGCCAGTATTTTGTTTCCTTAAGCCCTGTGTTGACATTCGCCCGCTTGAGGAGGCGAACGAATCTTTCGCCATCCCAGACGCCATCACCTCGTTGTGTCGCTGTTCCCGGCGGAAGGCGTTTGTAGCCGTAGGGAATTTCAGGAGCGTCAGGCATTTTTCAACGTGTTGATCGCGGAGTCGATAGCCTCCTGTAATTCAACTGCGCGGCTTTCCGGCTCTTGTTTTGCGCCTGCGATCAACGCGAGCAGCGTGGCGTTGGTAACGGCGACGGGATGGGTGTCGCTGAGCAAGACGCTCGCGGCGCTTTCGGCGGCGTTGATAGCCGCTTGGATTTGATGATTTGTGTAGGACATAAATTATTTCTTTTTCCTCCGCCGCGCGGCTGCGGTGGCGCGCTTGCAGACGCGGGCCTGCAGTTCGACGTGTTTTCCAACGATGCGAAAATTGATGATGTGAACGAGCGAGCACGAGCAGCACAGCATCCGCCAGCCGCGCATCACGGGCCGGTGCCAGTCGCCGTCGAAGACTTGGGTGTATTTCATTTCTTCTTCGCCGGCCAGTATTGCCAACTAATCTGGTTCAGAGGAAAACACATGCCGTCCTTTTTACAGATCCGGATGAATCGGCGCTCAACGAAGTTGGGGGCACCGACGGTCACGAGCACCGTGGCTTGCTTCGCGCGCTTGTCGATTCGGCGCTGGAGCGTGGCCTTGATCGTGCGCTTATCGGAAATATAGGCGGTGGCGCGGCGGACGTTTTTGATGGTGAGCACGTCGGAGACGCACTGGCCGATTTTCTTTTGTTCGGCGTCAAAATCAATGTGGTAGGTATTCATACGCAGGCAGTCCATGCGCGCAGGCAGTGCCTACGTCAAACACTATTTCCACCACTCCCGCAGCACCAGCAGGTGAAGTTTGGCGAGGAAGTGGAAGCGATGGGCGGTGATCGTCTGCCACTCCCATTTTTCGATGGGCAGCGTGTCGATGAGAATGTAGCGCTGCACGAGCCAGCCCTTCGCGCGTTTGATGATGCGGTATTTCATTGGGGGGCCTCCGGGAGCGCCAACATTCCAGTCCCCTTGATGCGATTGTACAGCGTCTCCTTTCCGTCCCACAGATAGGCCATGAAGACCTGGAGGAAATCCACTTTCTGCAAGAGCAGAAGCGAAAGCTGCACCTGCACCCAGTCCTGCTGGAGTTTCCACGCCGTGCGCGAAGCCTGTTCGCGGAAATCGGAGCGCTTCTTTTTCTTGCGACTGCTCCAGCGCAGCGAATTTCCGTCGTCGGAAAGTTTGTCCGTCCCGACGTAATCCCGCCACAGCGTATCTTGAACGCCATCGACGTTTGCGGTGAGGCGAATCGAATATCGGCGGTCGAGGTTCACATGGAAAAGCAGCGCGAGAATTTCTCCGCTCGGTCCATACTCCATCGTGATCCCGTTCACTTTTGCCTCGATCAGCAAGTTCTGGATTCGGTTGATCGTCTGTCCCGCAGGAACGTCCGAGGTATAATTTTTGATGTTCATCTGTCGCCGACGTTGATGCAGCCACACTGTACAGCAAGCCTTAAATACAGCTTGACTATATAGTGTCTACGCGCCCAATTTCCCGCATGCCTCAAGACCCAGACCTCGTGGCCTTCGCCGAAATGATCAAGGAGAAGCGCACCGAAATGAATCTTTCCCAGAACCAGCTGATCGCCGAAATCGACGGCATGATCACCGTCGCGCAGCTCTCGAACATCGAGTGCGCGCGCAACTGGCCGAGCGGCCCGGTGATCTATGCGTTGTGCCGTGTGCTCAAAATGCAGATTCCGGCGAATACAGCTTGACGCGATAGAGAGCGGAAGCACTCTTGCGCCCACGCGGGCGTCGAGGGTTCTTTATACCAAACAATCGGAACCTTACTGACTGTCTTCCTTGGCGCTCGCCACCACTTTCACTTTCCGCACGACGCGGGAACCGGGGCCGAACCGAAGCGGTTTAGAGAACGGCCCCGGAAAACTTTCCAAAAATATGATCACTGAAAATCCTGATGGCGGCGTCCACGGCGACACCGAAAATCCCGAAACCGAAACGCACTCGCAGGAAATCGCTTTTCCTGGTGGGGTCGCCAAGAAGCCGGTGAGCTACAAGCCCGCTCGCGACATCATCCAGCTCGACTGGGAGCCGAAGACCAATGTCGGCGGAATCATCATTCCGGAGAAATCCCAGAAGGCGATGAACCTGTCTTTCTACTCGATCCCGGTTCTCGCCGCCGGCCCGAAGTGTGAAGTCGTCAAGGTCGGTGATCAGGTGCTCCTTCCCGCCGAGGCGATCCTAACGGTTCGCTATGACGGTCGCACGGTCTATTTCTGTAACGAACAGAAGGTGCTCGCCGTCGTTTCGGAGTAGAATGGAAATCGTTGGACAGGTCTTCGAGCGCCTTACTGTAGTCAAGGAAATTGACCGCATCGGAGGCATGCTCCGCGTCGAGTGTTCGTGCCAGTGCGGGAAAACCAAAGTCGTTTACGCCAACAATCTCAAGCGTGGCACCACTCGTTCTTGTGGCTGCCTGATGGTCGAGCAAAAGAAAGCAGCCGCAAAACACGGCGGTTCAGCGAACGGAAAATCTACCCCGGAATATCTTTGCTGGATCGAAATGCACCGCAGATGCCGTGATAAAGACAACGTGCATTATGCAGCGCGCGGAATCAAAGTGTGCGAGCGATGGAGTGGGTCGTCGGGATTTCAAAATTTCCTTCAGGACATGGGAATTCGACCTGAAGGAATGAGTCTTGATCGGAAAGAGGTTAACGGAAATTACGAACCCGATAACTGCCGGTGGGCAACGATTGAAGTTCAGAACAATAACAAGCGCACGAACCGTTGGCATGAGCACGACGGGAAACGAATGACCATCGGGCAGTGGACGAAGCATTTCGGATGGCCGACGTGGGTGATCTATCAAAGGATGGCGCAGGGAATGTCGTTCGAGGAAGCCGTCAGGAAGGGATATGATAAAAACTTGCCTGCGCCCGAAGCCGTGGCATAGCTGGAAAGCGTGAACCAATACACGCTCGCACAAGTCCGGCCCGCACTGACTCAGGTGATGGGACAAACCGGGATGTCGCTTAGTGATGCCCGGTTTATTGAGAGACTGAATCTTGCTCAGGAAGAAATCCTGAATCTTGGCGACTTTGCCTGCACGGTTCAGCGCTGGCACATTTTGTTCGATGAAACCACGGGAGAGCTGGTGCTCCCGTATTATCTCGACCGTCTAATGCAGGTTACTGTTGACCGCGTTCCCCTGCAGATCATGTCCCGGTACGCCGAGTTTGTTAATTACGGAACGGGTCCCAGAGACGATTTGATCTTCACTGACAGCAGCCCTGGAGTCCTTCCGAGATGCTGGAATTACGACTGTCTCGACCGAGGCGAAGTCGTTTCTCGCTTTCCCATTCCCATCGCGGATGGTCCTTGGAAACTCCGGATTTACGCTGAGGTGGACGAGGATGTTGATGGCGAGCCGCCCACGATCAACCTTCAGGGTTTTTATCAGGGTAAGGTGATCCGCAGCCTCACTAACGGAACCTCTGGCGATTGGTACAACGGCGAGAATTTGGAGATCGACATCGGGCAAGCGTATACCGAGACGACGCACAATTTCGACAAGCTCTCGGCTGTCGTCAAAAACACCACCAACGGATATGTGCGCCTGACTTGCTGGAACGGAACGACCGAAATCGAACTCGCTCAGTACGCCCCGGCGCAGACGACCTGCAGCTTCCGAAATTATTTCATTCAGTCTCTTTGGCGTCCAACCCAAGGCGTATGCAATCGGGTTGTTCTCGCGCGAGCGCGTGCTCGATACGTTCCGGTTGCCGAGAACGATGACGTTTTGACCATTGGGAATATCCCTGCGCTCAAGGCCATGTGCCAGTCCCAGTACAAGAGGGATTGCGGCAACATCCAAGAGGCGGAATACTATCTCGCCACCTGCATTCGAATTCTTCGTCAGGAGTCGGAAGCGTACAGTGGCAAAGCGCGCACTCCGGCCATTTCCTTTACGAGAGGATTTGGGATCGGTACGAGCGCGAACATCCACTAAGCCATGGGACAGATTCGCCAAGCGCGCTGGGCTCCGTCGGTGCCGTGGAGCGGGGTGTACGACAAGCCCGCCTTCCTGAGTGGACCTGATGGCACAATAACTATCGCTGACGTTCAGGGTTTGGCCGCCGCGCTTGCGGCACTCCAACAGATCGGA